CTCTGGAAGATCGGCAAGGGCGAAGACACCAAGAGCCTGAATCCTGATGTGGTGAAGATCGCCAATATCATTCAGAAGTATCAGGAGGCGTCCCGCATCGATGCCAACCGGGCCGGCGCCAGCATTGGAAAGCTGGATGGTTACATCACTCGTCAGAGCCACGACGGGGAGAAGATCGAAACTGCCGGCTTCGACAAGTGGTTCAATGACATCCTGCCGAAGCTGGATGCCAGCACCTTCGACGGTGTGACAGATATCAGCGCCTTCATGCGTGGCGTATACAGTGGCGTTGTGACTGGTGACCATCTGAAGTCCGCGTCGGTGGCTCCCACTGGGTTCAAAGGCCCATCCAACATCGCCAAGAAGATGAGCCAGGAGCGCGTGCTGCACTTCAAGGATGGCATTGCATGGCATGAGTACAACAAGCTCTACGGAACTGGAAGCCTTCGTGAGTCGGTCCTGAGTGGCCTTGATATGGCCGGCCAGAACACTGCACTCATGCGCCGACTCGGGACCAACCCTGAAATCAATCTGAACATGGCGATGGACATCGTTGCTGAGGATATCCGCAAGACCGGCGATGACGCCGCGCTGCGCAACTTCAACACGATCAGATCAACCAAACTGAACAACCGGTTCAAGGAAGTCAGCGGACAAACCAGAATCCCAGGCAATGCCAGCCAAGCCCGAGTCGCAGCCAACGTCCGCGCATGGCAATCAATGTCAAAACTCGGTGGCGCCTTACTATCCAGCTTCACAGACTTGCCGGTCGCCGCCAGTGAGATGAAGTACCAAGGCAAGAACTTCCTCGGTTCACTGGGCGAGATGGTTGGTGGTCTGACTAAAGGTCGTGGCAGCAAAGAGCAGAAGGAAATCCTGTCATCCTTTGGCGTCTATGCCGACTCAATGCGTGGCGAAATCATCCGGCGTTTCTCTGCTGACGACTCAACCGGCGGCAAGACATCGCGCATGATGAACCATTTCTTCAGGCTCAACGGCCTGTCGTGGTGGACTGATGCGAACAAGGCCAGTGCCGGCCTGATGATGTCCAACCATCTGGCTCAGAACAAATCTCTCGGGTGGGACAAGCTCAACCCTAACCTTCAACGCTCGCTCAGTCTCTATGACATTGATGCCGCGAAGTGGGATCTGTTGCGCAACATGGAGTCGAAGCACGCCGATGGCCGCGATTACCTGACGGCTGATGGGATTGCAGATATTCCTGACGCTGATCTCGCTGGCTACCTGAAAGGCATCGGCCTTACTTCGTCGGCGCCGGCTATCAGAGAGGTCCGTGAAGGTCTTCAGCGCAGCCTTCGCTCCTACGTCAATGACCGGGTTAGCTATGCAGTGCTTGAGCCTGACGCCAGAACTCGGTCGATCATGAACCAGGGGACTCAGCCTGGAACTGTCCCGGGCGACCTCCTGCGCTTCGTGACCCAGTTTAAGAGCTTCCCGGCTGCATACATGCAAAAGACTATGGGCCGCGAGCTGTATGGGCGAGGGTACGCACCTACTCCGCTCGGCCTTGGGTATCGTGGCAGCAGAGACTTTTTGTCTGCACTGAAGAATGGCAATGGTGAAAAACTGGCGCTGGCTCAGCTGATCGTATGGACGACGGCTTTCGGATACCTCTCGATGACCGCCAAAGACGCCGTGAAGGGGCGTGAGCCAAGACCTGTAGACAAGGCCTCAACGTGGGGCGCAGCCTTCACCCAGGGCGGCGGCATCGGTATCATGGGCGACTTCTTCTTTGGCCAGTCCAATCGATTCGGCAACTCCGCTCTTGAGACTGCTGCCGGCCCGGTAATCGGGACAGGATCTGACTTGGTGAACCTTTGGAACAAGGCGAGGACAGGCGATGACGCTGCCTCCTCAGCTCTCCGTCTCGGGTTCAATAACACCCCGTTCCTGAACCTGTTCTATACACGAATCATGCTTGATCATTTGGTCCTGTGGTCATTCCAAGAAGCACTAAACCCCGGCTCACTGCGCCGGACGGAACAAACCATCCGCGAGCAGAACAATCAGGAATTCCTGATCCGTCCTTCTCAGAGCTACCTTGACCCACTGGGAATCGCCCGGTAAGGAAAGACTATGACCGTCAGCAGCGAGCAAAGCAGCGTCACCTATGTGGGGAATGGGGTCACGACTCTCTTCGCCATCCCGTATTACTTCCTTGAGAAGACGCACATCACGGTGTCTCTGACGACCTCTACTGGCGTTGTCATCCCGAAGGTTTTGGATGTTGACTATACGGTTTCTGGTGCCGGCAATCAGGCAGGCGGGTCACTGACATTCGTTGTCGCGCCGCCGAACCTTTCTAGCCTAATGATCCTTCGTGAGGTCCCAGTTACTCAACTGACGGACTATCAGCCAAACGACGACTTCCCGGCTGAGTCGCATGAGCGCGCGCTGGACAAGCTGACCATGATCGCGCAGCAGTTGGTTGAGGATAACGACCGCGCGCTAAAGCACCCTGTAAATAGCGAGCATTACCAAGCTGAGGCTCGCCGCATCGTAAACATGGAAGACCCCGTAGACCAGCAGGACGCCGTTACCAAGAACGCGATGGAAGTCTATGTAGGCCAGATAATTACCACTGGCACCGGGCCAATGAATCTCGCGCAGAACGTGATCTATATCGATCCATACGGTGTCCCTAAAACCGTTCAGGACATGTCCGGACCGCAAGGTACTGCCCTGAATGGATTCAAGCAGACTGGCACAAACACAAAGCAGAGCGATATCTACCAGAAGACTCGCCGCGAGATCGAGTTCCACGACTACCTGCCTGGCGGCCTTGACGACACTGTTCAATTTCAGAACATGCTTGCGGACATCCCGAACAAGACCACCAGTCGCATGATCTCCATTCCAGGCCTGACTGCCAGCTACAGCGGCACCACGCCGCGGGTGATCGTGCGTTCGGCAGACCTGTCGATCAGCGCCACGCTGAGCCCGCCGGCCTATCTGCGTCTTGAAGGCGAAATGACCTTCTTGACTATGACCAACCCGGCGCTGGATATCTTTTCAGCAGAAGCTTACCAGTGGGAAATTGACGGGTTCGTCCTGATCGGTGGCCGGCACCAGATTGATTATTTCAACAACAACACCAACTCAACGATGATCGATTTTCGGCATATCGATTTCTTCCTGTCTTCCGGATTTGCGGTCAACACCCGTGCGACTGGCGGGGTTTTCACGCACCTGAGTACTGAGGCCAGCATCTACAAGTCGCGGATCATGGCGTGTAAGCAGGCCATCAACAACGCCTGCGACAGCATGACGGTGAAGAACAGCTGGATCCAGCCGAGCAAGACGAACATGGCGGCGTCTACGGCGGTTATCATCAACAAAGGCGCCAGTGTTGCCGATCCTGATTGCTTCACAAGGATCAAGTTGCAAGACACATTCCTGATTCCAGATCTTGGGCAGGAAGGCGTTGACCGCGTGAACAGTGTTCGGTGGATCGACAACTACGGTAGCGTCATGGCTGATCACACCCGCTTCGGCGGTGAAAACGGCGGCATCCCGATTGTCTGGCAGCATGGAGCACCAAACACCGCGTTCCCATGGAACACCACAGAAGTGATCCTGAAGAACTCGACCTTGTTCTGCGGTCCGGATTCACGCATCGACTCCTGCGTTCTGGGCATCCAGGGACAGGTGCCAAACACGTTCATCATAGAAGGATGCGCAGGCCCGGTTGGCAAGCCACTGATTGCAAACCTCTCGTCGACGGATCTGCCAACCTACTTCGCTGCGTTTGAAGCGGCGAGCGGCAAGAAGGCTTACGAGTACTTCAAGGTCAAGGTTGACGTTGACACCAACGACATCAACGCCTACTTCCCTATCCGCCCAATCATGCCAAACGGCATGTACCCATACCTTGTGAAAGGTCGTAGCACCAGCGTTCGCAAGCAAACCCAATCACTGGCCAACGGGTTTGCCGTCAACCTCGTATCGTTCGCCACCGTGACAGACGACAACTTGGGCGCGTTCGCGATTGCCAACCCGACGCGACTAGTCATGCCGGGTGGCTGCTCGAAGATGAACATCGATGTCAGCGTAACCATCGCCGTGGATGGTGCGGCGAAAACGGTGTCCATTGATATCGTCGATTCTGGCGGCGCCTTGGTCGATGGCGACACCGGGCTTCGTGGAATCAACCCTGACAACGATCGGATCAAAGTTAGCTTCCCGGTCAGCGGCCCCCCTGGCACTTACTGGCAGGTTCGTATCCGTCACAACGCGGCGGCGGCGCTGAACCTGATTGATTGCAAGGCGAAGATGACGCCGTCCGACCATGCGCTTTGACAACCACTGAGGAAATGAGAAAGGCCGGCATTGCGCCGGCCTTTTTTATTTGGCCAGTGAGGCCGCATATTCGATCAGGTAAATCTTCGGTGCCAGCCAGATCTTTAGCCAATCAAGGCTATATAGTGTGCCCAATGGAATGAACCAAAATGCTTGGAAAATATTCACCATCACTTCCGGGTGGTCAACTAATTCATCACCATCCTCTCGCCATTTTTTAATATATCGAAG